TCACCTGCATTCAGTTTTATGTACCCTTTAGTACCTCCAAATTGTGCGGTATTTTTAATTTCAAAATTACTTACCGTGCTTCCAAAAGAATAAGCATCTATGGTAGTATCGCTATACACCTCCATATCGAGGTAGTCTATTTGAAAACTTGCAGTCTGTATTGCATAGACTCCTAAATCATGACCTAGTCCGCCTTGTCTTCCTATAGTAACAGATCCTGATACATCTAAAGATCCGGAAAGTACTGTTGGACCTTTATGAGTCCAGGATCCGGTTGAATTAATTGTAGATCCGGACATATACAGGTCACCTGCGTCTATCTTAGTGTATCCTTTAGTGCTACCGAATCCTAAACTATTTTCAATAGTAACATTTCCAGGTAATGCAGGATTTGCATCATAAAAAGACTCTCCTCTAATTTCTGTGTTTACTCGTCCACGCATTAAAGCAGATTCATTTCCTAATAATTCTAAATTAGCTACTAAAATAGATCCTGTAGTAGAATTATAACCTGTTCCTGATGCTACATCCACTGTAAAACCTCCTACTACATCTAAAGAACCTGAGATTCCTGCTGATCCTGTGTATGGGAAAGTGGAACCTCCTCCGGCAGAACCGGTATCTACTGTTATATTAAAGGTAGAAGCATCTCCTTTGGTAAATGTAATAGTATTTAAGCTTACAGAAGCTGTTGTTAATAATGACCCGGTATCGGTTGATCCTCCGGATATTCCTGTTAGATTAGAACCATCACCTTGAAAAGATCCTGAGAATGATCCTGATAGTGTATTAATACTTGAGGATAAGAAAGGTACACTATCGGTAAAGTCAATAAGATTATTTCTTACGTCTGCTGCTGAGATATCACCTGAGGTATTATCTGCTAAATCAGTGTTCAGGTTTGCCTGTAGTCCGGCTTTGGTTCTTTGTGTCATTTGTTATAAATATTTTAAACGTCTATAAGAACGTAATTTCCTTTGTATTTCATTACATTATAAGGAGACCAGTCTATTTCATCAGTCTCAATTCCGGCTTTTTCTAAAGCATTCTTAACTCCGACTACAAAGTCTTTTAAAGAGTCTGGAATGTCATTTAAAGCTTTTTCTTCTCCGTCTATAATATAAGCTTCAGCAGCTGGTTTAACTACTTTTATTAAGTCTTTCTCATCATTTCCAATCTCCATTGCATTAGGCATATCTAGGATTGCTAGCTTATCGGAGATCTTTTCTAAACCCAAAATAGGAATAATGTAAGGGGATGAATGCCCTAATAATTTCTCTGCATGTTCAATCTCTATAGAGTCAGTCGTTACTTTCTTAACGTCTTCTCCTTTTTCTAAAACGATTCCCCAGTCTCCAGATCCTACCCGTCTCCAGCCTTGATCTTCAAGTTTATAGATTTCGGCAGATAATGCCGGGGTCATCATTACTTCTTTTAATATATCTAAGAGTTTCATAAATAAAAAAGCCCTCTCTAATAAATAGGAGGGCTCTTATAGATTCTTTAATTAGATTAGAAGTTCAATACGCAGTAGTCCATTCCAATAGTTAGTGAAATGTTCTGTGCTTCTGCACCAGTATCCCAGTTCATATCGGCAAACTTGGCACTCTTAATAAATGCTCCTTTGATTACCCACTCAGATACTACATCTCCTACAGGTCCTAAGATATCAATAGTTAAATCTTTTTTGTAGAAATCTGAATATCCATCTCTACCTGTTACTGATTCATGTCCTAAACGAACCCACTCCATTACTGCTTGTGCTCCAGAAGGTGTAATTGGATCAAATAAAGTCATTGTAATATCAGACCATACTGTCTTTCCTTTTACTTTTCTATATACGTTAATATGATTAAGTATAATCTCCTCTGAAGTTGTTTCTACACCGGTCACTCCTTTAATAAAGAATGAAGGAATACCATCAACGATCATTACAAATCGATTGGCTACTTTGGGTTCGAAGGCGGTGAAGAATACTTCGTTTGAATTTAATACTGCCATTGTTTTACTTTTTATCTATTATAAATATCTGTCTTTAATTAAATTATCCTGGGAATGTAGCTCCTGTTGGTAATACGTTAAAGTCAAGAATCACATATTCTGCAGTTCTAGTAGGTTGTAAGTAAATTTGACCTATTAGTTCGTTTCTATCGATTACGTCTGCAGTGTTATTTGACTCATCCATTACTACCTTGAAAGCATATAGACCCTGTCTCTGTTGAACTGATTCTAAGTAAGGATTAACCTGTGCTAAGAAGTTATTTCTAGTTGCGATTGTATTCTGCTCGAATACTAAGTTATCACCAACCTGAGAAATGTAACTCTTAAGTTCGATTAACAATCTTCTTACGTTTACTCTATCAAGCGCAGAAGCTTTCTTCTGTAAGGTCTTCTGTCCGAATACTACTGTTCCTTGATTTGGGAATGTAGCAATTGGGTTAACTTTACCGCTATAAAGAGTATCTCTATTTCCTTGAGTTAATTTTCTTTCTGCTCTTACTACAGTTGATAAACCTCCTCTGTTAAATCCTGCTGGTGCAAACCATGCCTCTGAGGAATTATCGTTGAAAGCATATACTGCAGGTATCATTGTTGAAGCAGGTACCCAAACATTCTGTGTAGTGTCAGGATCTGGTGTTTGTAACCAAGGCCAGTAAGTTGCTGCATATGAAGAATCGATTCCTGCTGCTGTACTAACAATAGTACTTAGAGCAGTTCCGTATCCGTCCATGTCAGCGACTACTAAATTGTCTCCTCTATTCTGTGCATTATTAATTAATGTAGTAATTTGAGTAGAGTGATCAGACTTATTAAGACCAGGTACTGTGATTAAGTTAAACTTATATTCGTCGTAGTTAGCAAATAAGCTTAACATTGTAGTGTAATCACTTCCTGTTACACCTTGAGTATCTGTAGCGTTGATTGCGTCGTAGAAGTTAGCTGTTCTTTGAGCAAAAGGAGTTCCTATTGCAGCTCCGAATGAACCAGAACCTGCAGTCGGTAGTGAACTTGTTAAGTTAGGCTTAGCTGTTCCTGTGTTATCAAAATAGTCAGGAGTTGGATAATTAACAGCTTTGACTCTTACATATTTAGAAACATTAGGATAAGATCCAGTAGTCTCTAAGTAGAAAGTTCCATCATCTGACATAATGTTTTGTGTCTGATCTCCTATTACTCTAGCAATATAGTCGGCAGATTTAGGATCTAAAGAAACATTCTGATATGATTCTAAAACTGTTTTTGAATTAGTGCTATCATTTCCTCTTCTAATTAATAAAGAGAAAGTACCCTGTGCTGTATCAGTTCCTGTGATTTCCCATCTTAAGTTATCTGCTGATCCGCTAGTTAATCCTCCATTGCTTAATAAAGCACTATCACTATTCATGATTGTACCTTTAGATAGAGTCTCAAGAACGAAAGATGCACTAGTGAATTCGTTTTGAATTGTACTTGATGTTGCAGCTGTATAAGTTCCATTAGTAACCCTTCCTACTAGTAGAGAATCTCCGCCGTTCTGGAAGTAGTTAAAAGCAGCAATTGAGGTAAAGTACGTATAAACGTCTGAACCTGAAGTTACTGTTGTTCCGAACTTATTCTGGTATTCAGAGTAAGTGGTAACTAGTGTAGGAACGGTAGGACCTTTTACTGTAGGACCGATTATGGCTGCTCCTGCTTGAACAGGTTGTGCAGTCAAAAACGACTGGTCATTTTCACGAGCTAATACACCTGGTGATAATAAAGTTTCTGCCATTTTGTTTTTGTTTAAATAAGTAGTCTAATATAAATAGTATTCAAGAATGCAAAACTCCTTCAAGGTTTTAAACCAAAGGAGCTCTTCCAAATGCTGAACTAAACGCTAAACCAAACTCTTCTGGTACCGTTCTTAAAGCTACCGGCGGTCTAAAATCAGGTTCTTGGTAAGTAGTACCTGCCGGTGGATCTATAGAAGGTCTTTCTTCAGCATCAATCCGGGTTTCATTTACGATCTTAGACTCAGCAGGAGTTACAACTCCAAAGATATCTTCAACTGTTTCTGTCTGGATTAATACTTTACCTTTACTGAAGAATTTTTTTAACGCTGAGGTGTCTTTTGAGATAATATCAGGAACGATATAACCTCTCATTGTTATAGTAAAGTCTGTTTTAACTAATCTCTCTTCTCCTTGATTTAAAGTCTGGCTATTAGTAAATGAAGCAATGCTTGCATTAAACTTAAACCTAGCAGGATCTCCCCAATAACTATCAGAAGCATAATTAACTGCTTCAACAATCTTGTTCATCTGCTCAACATAATAAGTCCAAATAATACAAGAATAAGTTAAAGTTACATAATCAGGTACAACAGTGGCACTATAGGTTTTTATAGGTTTTCTGTTATTTAATAAATCAAAACGGCTATAGGCATTAGACTTTTGAAAGCCTTGTTGAGTTACTATATAATTCTGCGGGTTATTAGCATCTAACTTGTTACCAATGTTTAAATTCTTTTCCATAGAAGCTCTTTTGAACATAATCAAAGGAGCCATAATCTTCTCATTCTTATCTCTAAAGTAACCGTTCTTCTGGACAGAAGCCCATCTTTCAGGTGCTCCATAAATAACCGGTACTGCTATTCTTTCTCCGTTTTGGACTGAAAAAGGTCTTATTACATTATTGAAATAGTATAAAATAGATTCATCTATATCCTGGATACCGATTGTTATTCCTTTAGTAGTATCTCCTTTTTCGGATATTTGCTGGGCACGGAAAGTATTTCTGGTTGCCGGATTAGTCTGATCAACAAAATGAGGTAATGGAGTAATTCCATCATTAGGATTTCCTAAAGCAGTATCAAAAGGCTGATGAAGCCCGGTTGAGATCTCTCTTTGATTTTTAGGTACTGGTTTTCTAACTTTGCCTGCCATTATCCTCTTTCTTTAGTTATTCCTATCTTATCTGCAGGAACAAGGTGGGTTGAACATAATATTGAAATAGAAGAACCGAAATTCTCTAGACCGGAAGAATATGCATAGTCCGGTGTCTTACCTACAAACAGCTGATTCTCTACTATACCGTCTACTTCATAATAATTTTCATAATAGAAAATAACATCACCAACTTCCGGTACTAGTTCAATATCTAGTAAATCCTGTCTAAAGAATGCAAAATCTAAAGTACGAGTAACATCCGGACCCCAGTCGTCTGAGTTCCAGGTTTGATTTCCTCTGGTTATTAGTGCATTTAGTAGTGTAGGATCAGAAACGTATTTTTCAACTGCTTCTCCGTAAATATTGGTGGTAGATTTAGATAGGGAGATTTTATAATATCCTACCTGTTGGGTGATCACATCCCCAAGCAGTTCTCTGTTTATTGAGTTAAACAGTAAAATATCTCTCTGCCTTCCAAATAATGCCATTTACAGTTCATCTATTTTTTGAAGTCTCTTAAGACTATATTTAAATTTTTTAAGCTCGGGAATCTTCTCTATTGCTAGCTTTTTAACTGTATCAAAAGTTTCCTGTCCGGGCTTGGTTGTTACAACTTTTATTTCCAAGATTCCTCTTGGCTCTGGATCCTCTTTATCTGTCTTATTGTTAACTACAGTTACATAAGGTAAAGAACGGATAATCTGAGCAATATCGGTTATATTGGTTTCGTCTGAGAATTCTACATAAGCGTAAGTGTCGTACATGCTATATGTTAACTCAGATAATATGTTTATTAATTTACTCATTGTTATCCAATATAAATAAAATATGGAGCCTGTGAAAGCTCTTTTTGTTTAAAGTCAGATTCTGCCGCTCTTCTTTCTAAAAGCTTCTCTCTTGAAGTTTCTTCCAGGTACCCTCTTAGTCTTTCTACCAGGGCATTCTTTTCAGCCGTTCCTGCGGCAATAAGATCGGCATGATTTAGAGTAACTTCAGCTCCCGGAATAGGAACTGTACCGTATTTACCTCTAACATATCCAAGCATTTCTTTTGCTAGAGCTAGAGTGTATTCAAATATCCACTGTCTTCCTATGGAGTTAATCAGCTTATAGGTGGGATTAGCATATGGAACATTTGATACGTTTGTTACCGGACTATTGATTCCGGAGTCTCCTGCGGGGTTCTGTCTATCAGAGTTTTTAATGTACTGAAAGAATAGCTTTCCTCCGTCTACTGTCGGTATCGGGAAAAGCTTTAATTTATTATTTATCAGTTCAAAAGAGTATTGAGACTTTCTAATCTGGTCGTTAAACTCAATTGCTTGAATCTTTTGAAGATCATAATTGATCGGCATTAATAGGAAATTGATTGCCGGTGAGTAATTACCCCATCCAAAAGTATCTAATAAATTTACCATCCCGGTACCTGTTCCTGCATAAGGATCAAAGTACCTTACAATGGCAGGAGGTGCCTGATAAAAGACTCTTTTTATTTCTATTGAATCTCCGGCATCTAAAGATGCTGAAGTTGCTGCCCAGGCATCTAAGTCGTAAACCTGCTGACCATTAACAGTTGTTATAGATCCGCTATACCATTCAACGTTTCCTCCAACTCCTACCTCTTCACCGTATTGCTGGGACATCCTTATGATAGATGCCATATTCGGCTGAATTAAGGTATTGTTAAAGTTAGATCCTGTTGATGCTCCTTCAACGTCTAAGTAGTCCTGTCTTACTTTATAAGCATAGACTTCGTTCCCGTAAGTTGTTACTGCTTCTTCAAAAGCTGTATAAAGATGAGTAGGTTGTAATTCTACATCTGATATCGGATACCCTAATCTACGGGCACAGAAATCTGCTACCTTATCAGCATCGGTTTGAAACTGATAATCATAATCATAAAATCCAAAAGGTGTATCTCCGGGAAAGAATGAAGAAGAACCGGGCCAGATTGTAGCATTTGCCATATGTTATAAATAGGCTAAATCTAACCTATTAAACGTAGAAGATATGGAAATGAAAGTTAACGTTTGGATTTGAGCTCTTAAACGATAGATTTGGTGGTGGACCTGCTGGATCTACTGATACTGAGGTTCCTGCATTATCTTCAGCTGTTGCTGTAATGAAAACGTTTTGGTTAAGTGTTTTTCCTATTAGTTCATTTACAGTTACGTTTGCTGTACTTGCTCCGTCTGTTTGGGAGGCTCCGACAATCATTTTTAAAGGAGAACCTGGAACTGCGGGAGATCCGGATGGATATATTGGTCCGTCAACGAAAGTTGGATCTGTATAAGTAGTAGCAAAAGATGCTGTAGTTGCTAAAGAAGCTGTACCTTCAAAATTACCGGCTGTTAGAGTATCTGAGTTTGGGTTATAAGATAGCCCTGTTGTATCATAATATAATGCTGATGTGCTAGATCCGGTAGAGGCTAAATAAGGAACTGTATAGTCTTTATTTGCTGCTATATTTGAGATGACAGAAGTATTTGATCTTACTGCTGCTGTAAAGTAGCCAGATCCAGTTGCTCCAGATAAGGTTACAGAACCAGAAACTACTAAAGAACCAGAAACTGTAATATCGTAAGCTGCCGTTCCTGTTAAAGCGTCAACGGATTGAGTTACATGCCAGGCATTAATAGTCTGGTCTTGTGCTATACCGGTTTTTGAAAGCGTAAGTGCCATATATAATAAATATTCCTAAAACAGTAAAAGGAGCCCGGTTTAGAGAGCTCCTAATATAGGTGGTTATTCAGGTATCTAGCCTGCGGGAGTAAACTCTCCATTTTCTAAGTCTAAAGAACCGTTTCCGTAAGTATCAAATAATTTTTGACTTAAGGTCTGTTCTTCAATTCTCAAGGCTTCGAAAGCTTCTTCAACTTTTTCTCTCTGCAATTTTAGGTTCAATCTAGCTACTTCAATGCTTCCTAATTCTTGAGTAAGATTAGCATTTTGCTGCTGTAGGTCACGAAGGTCTTTGAGCTCTTCTTCGGTTAGTTTTTTAGGTTCCATATTTTTTAATATAATAACTATTTTTGATTAAGGCAACTTATTTTACAGTCTAAAAGTAAGTGGTTCATATTATTACTTATAAGTAGTTACTAGGTTGGATCTACTCCGTTTTCACAGTATCGACACATATCATAACAGGTATTAAGTTTCGGTATTACTTCTTCGTACTCCTGTTCAAACATATTACCTATAATATAACTTAAGGAATAATCCATACAACATAAAGATACATCACCGTTTGGAAGCATTACGTTATGGTATAGTTTTTCTATACAGCCGCAGGTCTTAGGAGATTCTCCGTGGTAGATAGATTTAAACATATCTTTAATATTCAAGAGTTCTGGTTTCATTATAGCCTCTCCGATTAAATTACCGGCTCTAGACCACATCTCAGGAATTCCTACATTATTAAATACGTGATTAACATCCTCATGAACTGTACCCATAGACATTAAGTAAAAGGACTGAATTTGGTTCCTATATTCTCCAAATTTCTCTACTACTTCTATATAACGTTTGGTAATGGGGTGTTTGGCTCTTCTTTCCTGGTCGGGTAAATGTAAAACAAATCCTCCATTAACTCCTCCGTCAAAAGGAATGTCTTTTAATCTTTCTACATCCTCAACCGTCATTCCAACGGCTGTAGTGAATCCAGATACCCGGTGTCCTCTTTCATGAGCATATAAAAGCATATCCGTACAATGCCTATTGGTCCAGGGTTCGGTAAATCCGGCAAAAGTAATCCGGACTTCTGTTGGAATTTTATCTATTGCTCTTTTAAAATCCTCTAAAGATAAATGTTTATCTCCATTGTAGTTTTTAACCAGAGTTCTCTGAGGGCAGAATATACAGTCAACAACGCATCCTTTCTTAGGAAGATTAGTTGTGATTTCCATAGTCGCGTAGTCGGTTGTTTTCCAGTCTTGATTAGCCATTTAATAAGTAGTTACTTGCTTTTTTAGCTCCTTCAAAAGGATCGGTCATTGTTTTTAAGATTTTCGGATCTATTAAGTCAGGATGTACCCACCAGTCCTCAAAGTTAGAATTCCTATCCGGGGCAATATCTCCTACTACCATCACATAACCTTTATCTTCTAAAAATTTTCTTGATAATTCTCGATAGTCTAATGAACGGTCTGCATAATGATCATGCTCATAAGTGATTACTCTAAACTTGTATTTATCAAAAGGAATTGAGGTTAAAACTTTGTAAGTATTTTCTGCAGGTTCAACATCAAGCTGTAGGTAATCTACAGTTTTTCCAAGTTTATGCTCGTGTATGAGAGCGTTAAAATCTGCTTTAGTAGCATCCTGTAAAATGCATTTATTCTTACGGCTACCATTAAATTCTTGAACTTCTTTAGAATCGATATCTAACGAGAATCCCTTCCAATTAAATTGAGTTTCTAGTAAAGCTGTGTTATTTCCTGAGAAAGGTCCGGCTGATCCTACTTCAATATAGGTTCCGTTTCTTTTTCCATCTAACATAGAAAGTACAAACATGTCCTGTAAAGCCTGAGAGTAGTTCTTTTCTATTTTATCTGAATCTTTGAATTTGTATCTAAGGTTATTAGGGTCCAGATCTTTATTATAAGGTAGTTTAAAAAATCTTTCTCCTCCGATATTTGCTAGATTTGAATGACAGGCATCTGTAAATTTATCTTCTAGAGTCCAATCCTTTAGTAAATGTTGAAATAAAGAACGGGATTCATCACATCTACCAATCCACCAGCCGGCTACCGCTTTTTGAAATAGTAAAGCATGTTCTCCCGGGTAATCAATATCAGTTAGAGTTTCTTTAGTGTGGTTTAATTTAGATAACCCTTGAACGGCTGCCAGATAGGATTCCTGCCATTCTTCTTTTATCTGATGATCATAACTAAGGTGGTAATATGCTTCCGGACGGTCGGGATTAAAAGTTATTGCATTTAAGATCGCTCCTCTAGTTGAATGAGGACGTCCTTCTAATTCTTTAAGGCATAACATAACCTTAAGTAAAGCTTCATAAACTAGATCTTCACTGTCTTCTCCATATTCTGCAGCTCTTAAGAAATAAGATAGAGCTGCTGCTTTATGACCTTCCTGGTAATATTGTTCTCCTAACCAGAGATTAGTTTCTAAATTATAAGGATTGTTAATAAAATCTGTATACCTATCCATTGATCAGTTCCTCCACAACTGCTTGAGGGATTCTTAATGCATAAGCTGCATTGTCATGGAATCCGTAAGTTACTATTAGGTCGTTATCTACTACTGCTGCACCGCAGACAAACTCAATTCTCCCGGTCATAAATTTAAATACGTCTGAATATTTAACGATGTTCCAATCTTCATCCCAAACTATTATTCTATGATTGTAGATTCCATCTTTATTATTATTCTCATTCATCCAAAAGTCAACCTCGTGAATAATACAAAGTCTATATTTACCCCATCTTACTACTGATGATCCTCCTCTTAGATCTTTGGCAATTTTTAGATTTTTAAAAGGTTTAGAAACAATAGTTTCACTAGATTGAGTTTCGGGATTAACTTTAACAACTTCAGTTGGATTGGTCCATTTTACATAACAGTAATCCATATCGTTGATAGGCATCCAGTTTTTCTCACAGTAAGATTCAAGATTGTCTGGGGGTTGTATTCTATAACGACTTACTTCTTTTATTTTCTGCTCAGTGTTTACAACTTCGGATAATTCCATCCGACCTTCTCCGTTCGTTTTAGTATCCCTTCGAACTCCGGTAAGATACATTTTATCTGCCCATCTAACTACCCGGGCATCTTCTAGTCCTATAAATTCCCAGACCGGGGGGATATCTAATAAAGATGTATCGACTTTATGATGAGTTTCAACTTCTAAAGTTTTTTCATTTAGAGTACATAGGTAATTTATAGTTCTAAGATGGTTATCGTCTTCCGGATGTAAGTAAGCTAAAGGTCCCCAACGTCCTTGAAATTGCTGCTGGTTTTCACAGTGGTATAAAGCATATCCCACATTCCTAATATTGCATAAGAGTGTTCCATCTTTATCTAAAAAGATTGAGGGATTACATAAACCAGTTCCTCCGGATTCTTCTGCCGGAATCTTTAATGGCGTAAAAGAACCGCCTTTATCTAAAACTAACTTAACTAGATTATCAATCATTTTATTGATAGTGACCCCCTCCGGCCCACAGAACTAAACTTTTTCTAGTACCTGAAAGTACTGGTGTAACTCTATGTAAAAGGTAAGAAGGAAAGATTGCTACCATTCCTTTCTCTTTACTTAAGGCTTGGATTCCCCTTCCGGTATGAATCTGGAAGTCTCCTCCGGTATAATCTTTTTCGTCTGATAGTTGAACTATAATTGAGACTTTTCTATGAGCGATTGAGTTTGGTCCAATATCCATATGCCAGTCGTAATGACCTCCTCCTCCGTTGTAGACAGTATATTGAATGCTGTCAATTATAGAATGAAGGTTAAATTTCCAAAGGGTCTGATTAGCTTCATTAGCGTAAATCATTAAACAATCGTAAATCCATTCTGTATTTTTATCTGGATGCAGCCATTTAATAGTGCTTTTTCTAACTGCTTCAGAGTTGCCGCTTACAAAAGTGGCTTTTTCATCAGGGTACTTTTTAGCGATTCTATCAATTTTATTTACATCTGCTTTACAGAATCCTTCTTCAAAAAAGTAGAAGTTGGTTTGGTCTACGGATAAATCCGGTTCAAATATGAGTTTAGAATTCATAACTATTATTATAAAGATAGAATCTTTTTAGTAAGATTGCAAGCTATTAAAAAGCATTTACTTCTACATAAAATCCCTCATAACCTTGACCTGTAGAAGCGGCATTAACTGAGCTATAACTTCCCCAGTTAAATAGGTTAGAACCTGGGTTAAGACCTCCTCCTGTTACAACTGTGGTTCCATTAATGTTTATATCACAGCTGCCGAAGTCGTTTACATTAACTTCAACTTCCCAGTACCCTACTGCCAGGATTGGCTCATTACCACCGCCGCCAGTAACATCAAAATTTGAATTACCTCCTCCTTCAGGAACAGGGCCTGAATTTCCTTGGGCGTATAAGTAACTTCCGTTACTATCGTAGAATGTTATAGTAACATCAATATCGTTAGGGGGATTAGGAGGTACTGAAGCAAGGTAGTTGTTGTTAACATCTGCTCCTATCTTATAAGAGGAATTTTCATAAAAGTAAGTTAATCCTGCAAAGTCTGCTACTTGAAAAGGTCCTGAAGTATTTACTGATAGTCCGTATATTCTATTTGCTCCTGCATTTCCGCTTTGACCCCATGCGTTATAAGAGATTGTACTATCTCCGGATGGTCCTTGACTCCAATCATAAGAAGCTAAATCTTCAAAACTGACATCTGTACTTGTACCACCGTTAGCTTCATTATAAATGTCTCCATTTATTTTAATATTTGAAGATGGTACAGCCATACTTAGTCTACTGTTATATTAGTAATATTAAATGTAGTACTTGGAGACATAGATTCTAATTGATTAATTATTTCTGAACTAATCCAATATAGGTACTTGTCTGTAACATTTGAACCTGAGGCATTAATTGGAGCTGAACCTGTTATATTAAACCCTATAGAGGTTATATGTGTGTCTCCGCTACCTAATGCAGGTATTGAACTTGTTACAAAAGTAGAGTAGTCTCTATACATTCTAGTCTCTACTGGGATTTCATCGCCTGTAGCAGCTAGGTAAGGTGTAATTCTGAAATAAGGAGCATCATAACTGGCGTTATTGTACGTAAATGAACCTGTTGCTTGAATTCCCATAATTATTTATTCTTTAATTTAGTTATTTCTTCTTTTAATTCGTCAATTTGCTTTTGCTGTTCTTTGATACCTTCAATTAACAGCCCTGCTAAGTTTCCGTATGCTACTGATAAATACCCTTCAGCATCTGTTGATACTGCTTCTGGAGCTACTTTTTGTATCTCTTGAGCAATAACTCCCATTTTTCTTTTGGTTTGATCAGTATCGGTTTTTATGAAGGTAACACCTCTAACTTCTTTTATTTTATCTAGAGCATTTTCAATTATTTGAATTTCTGTTTTCTTTCTAATATCTGAAGATGCTATAATATCTCCTGAAGCGTATATTGAGTCTCCTGATACATCTAAAGCTACATGTAGTGGATAACTTGGAGATGTTGTACCAATACCTACTCTTCTATCATTTCTGATAGCCATAATGATACTTCTAGAATCATTAACAAATTGTGCAGAGTAAGTACCGGATGTTGTTCCTGTACCCCTAACAGCAAATTCTGTTGATGCCGGAGGAGTGTTAGTAGAAACATCATATCCTACAAATACACCTTGATCACGTCCTGCTGTATCAGTATCTAATAACAAAGGATTGTAACTTGGACTAGAACCATTACCGTAGTTATACCCGGTAAACTGTGTATAGGTTGTTGAACCTTGCCAGTTAAATATAAATCCAGAAGCAGATCCACCTGTTTGACCACATCCAAAGAAGGCATAAGTTCCGTCTCTGAAGTCCATTATAGTGGTACCGTTTCCTGTTTCTGTTACAAAGTTTTTAGTTGCCGATGTTGTTCCTCCTCCTTTTACAGATAAAGTAGCTGTTGCTGAAGCACCGCTTCCTACCTTAAGAGAAGATCCATCAAAGATTAAATTAGCCTCTGAATTGATTGTACTAGCATCGACAGAAGTTATTACTCTATTATTAGATGCATTTGTATAAGAGGTTATTCCAGCGTTAGCTCCTGTGGTTCCTTGAGGTCCAGTAGGGCCTGTTCCTCCTGTTGTACCTTGGCTTCCTGTTGGTCCGTTAGGACCAGTAGCACCAGTAGTACCTTGAGAACCAGTTGTTCCGGTAGTACCTTGAGGGCCATTAGGACCAGTTGGTCCAGTTGTTCCGGTAGTACCTTGAGAACCAGTTGTTCCGGTAGTACCTTGAGGGCCATTAGGACCAGTTGGTCCAGTTGTTCCGGTAGTACCTTGACTTCCAGTTGTTCCGGTAGTACCTTGAGGGCCATTAGGACCAGTTGGTCCAGTTGTTCCGGTAGTACCTTGACTTCCAGTTGTTCCGGTAGTACCTTGAGGGCCATTAGGACCAGTTGGTCCAGTTGTTCCGGTAGTACCTTGACTTCCAGTCGTACCAGTTGTACCTTGAGGACCGTTAGGTCCGTTTGGTCCGGTAGCACCTGTTGTACCTTGAGGTCCATTAGGTCCGTTTGGTCCGGTAGCACCAGTTGTTCCTTGTGAACCAGTCGTACCTATTGTACCTTGAGGACCTGTTGTACCGTTAGTACCTTGAGGTCCGTTAGGTCCGTTAGGACCAGTAGCACCTGTTGTTCCTTGTGAACCAGTGGTACCTGTTGTACCTTGTGACCCAGTAGGACCTGTAGGACCTGTTCCTCCGGTAGCACCTGTTGTACCTTGAGACCCAGTAGTACCGGTAGTACCTTGAGACCCGGTCGGTCCAGTTGGTCCAGTATTTCCAGTAGTACCTTGAGAACCTGTTGGTCCGGTAGGGCCTGTTGGTCCGGTAGGGCCTGTTGTTCCCTGACTTCCGGTCGTACCGGTTGTTCCTTGAGAACCTGTTGGTCCGGTAGGGCCTGTTGCCCCAGTTGTTCCTTGACTTCCAGTAGTACCTGTTGTTCCTTGAGAACCTGTTGGTCCGGTAGGACCTGTTGATCCAGTTGTTCCTTGAGACCCAGTTGGTCCAGTAGGGCCAGTTGCTCCAGTAGTACCTTGTGAACCTGTTGTACCTGTCGTACCTTGAGATCCTGTCGGTCCGGTAGGTCCTGTATTACCTGTGGTTCCTTGGCTTCCAGTCGTACCAGTTGTTCCTTGAGGACCCGTTGGTCCAGTAGGACCTGTATTTCCTGTAGTACCCTGTAATCCTTCAGGTATTATAAAGTCAAAATTAGCTGCTGTAGGAGAGCCTATATTATTTACAGATGCTGCTGTTCCAGGAGTTCCTGTTGTTGTACTATTAACTGCTATAGTAGCGGCAGTACCTGTTGTACCTTGAGGTCCTATTGGTCCAGTTGGTCCAGTATTTCCTGTGGTTCCTTGACTTCCTGTAGGACCGGTTGGTCCAGTAGGACCGGTATTTCCTGTTGTACCTTGAGTACCAGTTGTACCAGTAGTACCTTGACTTCCGGTAGGACCGGTTGGTCCGGTATTTCCTGTTGTACCTTGGCTACCAGTTGGTCCAGTTGGACCTGTTGCTCCTGTTGTACCCTGTGTCCCTGTCGGTCCAGTAGGTCCAGTAGGTCCAGTGTTACCAGTAGTACCTTGAGAACCTGTTGTTCCGGTAGTACCCTGTGAACCTGTTGGTCCAGTTGGTCCAGTAGGGCCTGTTGTACCCTGTGAACCTGTTGGTCCAGTTGGTCCAGTAGGGCCTGTTGTACCTGTTGTTCCTTGAGAACCGGTTGGCCCGGTTGGCCCGGTAGCACCAGTAGTTCCTTGAGACCCGATAGGTCCGGTTGAACCGGTAGTACCTTGAGTACCTGTAGTACCTTGAGCGGCCATCAATTCCCATGATAGTGGGTTGGATGAAGGTATGTTGTTCAGGTTACTGTTTTGTAAACTTATATAGCTTTCACTATTATACTCTACTACATCATTTATAGAGTAGCTTGTTGCACCACTCCAGGTTCCTCTCCAGGTAAAACTTGTTCCAGTAGTACCCTGTGAACCTGTTGGTCCAGTTGGTCCGGTTGGTCCAGTAGCTCCAGTTGTTCCTTGACTTCCTGTAGGACCTGTAGGTCCAGTGTTACCAGTAGTACCTTGAGAACCTGTTGTTCCAGTAGTACCCTGTGAACCTGTTGTTCCAGTAGTACCCTGTGAACCTGTTGGTCCAGTTGGTCCAGTTGGTCCGGTTGGTCCAGTAGCTCCAGTTGTTCCTTGACTTCCTGTAGGACCGGTTGGTCCAGTATTTCCAGTAGTTCCTTGTGAACCTGTTGTTCCTGTTGTTCCTTGAGATCCAGTAGGTCCAGTCGGTCCAGTATCTCCTGTTGTTCCTTGAGAACCAGTCGTACCTGTTGTACCTTGAGGACCAGTAGGGCCTGTTGGTCCGGTATTTCCCGTTGTACCTTGAATACCAGTTGTTCCTGTTGTTCCTTGTGTTCCAGTAGTTCCTTGACTTCCTGTTGGTCCAGTTGCACCGGTAGTACCTTGTGAACCTGTCGTACCTGTCGTACCCTGGCTACCTGTTGGTCCGGTTGGTCCAGTAGCTCCTGTTGTACCTTGGGTACCAGTGGTTCCTTGAGAACCAGTAGCTCCTGTTGTACCTTGGGTACCAGTGGTTCCTTGAGAACCAGTAGCTCCTGTTGTACCTTGACTTCCAGTCGTACCAGTTGTACCTTGAGGTCCAGTAGGTCCGTTAGGACCTGTCGTACCGGTAGTTCCTTGGGTACCTGTTGTACCTGTTGTTCCTTGAGAACCGGTTGGCCCTGTTGTTCCTTGAGGTCCAGTTGCACCAGTCGCACCTTGTATACTTGCAGGTGCTGCTCCGTTTATAGAAATATCAACACCGGTTGCAACTGCCCCGGACTTTTTCATAGTTAGAACAACTGATTGGGTTCCGTCTATAAAATCTAGACTTCCGGAGGCTGGTATTATTTGAACATTTTTGGCCATCTAGTTATAAATATTTTTCTTCTTTGTATTCAACAACAAGTTTTTCAACGTCTTTTCTTTCTCCGTATACAGTAAAGTGGTAGTTAGGAGTACCGCAGGCACACCCTATAATAACCTGGTTATCTCTTATGTCTTCTATGTAATGCTGACAAGGAGAACCAAAGGGTGTTAAATTTACTGTTATACTCTCTTCTTCTACTAAATCTACCCAGTAATCTGGAAGATCGATTATGTTTGAGGTTGATTTTCCTCTATAGTATACTGCGATTTCAGGTCCCTCTAAAGATGAGTGTCTTAATTTGTACCCTTCTTTTTCCGGACTTGGATGATCAATTACGAAGTTCTTGATGGTTGCAGTAACAACATCTACGTTTACTGCCGAGCCTGGCACGGTTCCGTTTAGTGCTCCAATACCTAGTGAGATATTACCTCCATTAGTATCTATGGACCCTCCGGTTGTATTAAGAGAGCCTCCTCCGGTGTCAAGAGTTCCGCCTCCGTCCATAGTGATATTGCCACCTTGGGAGACTGTGAGTGATCCGGATATAGAAGCATTACCGTTAACGTCTAGTTTTTCTGAAGGACTAGCGGTTCCAATACCAACACGGTTGTTACTTGAATCTACATGAAGAGTATTTGTATCTACTGTTAGATCTTGAGTGATTTCTAACGAGTTCAGGGCAGCATCGCTGCCGGATATAATGACTTTTTTCCAGCTTGGCATATGTTCAATTACGGTTGGTTACAGGATTTGTGCCTGCCCACTTCCCTTTCAAGGGCCTATAATATCCTTTATAAATATATCGTAAATATGATTACGAGTCTACTTATTTTACAAACCTATGTTTAGGTTTTTCCGGTTCAGCTTTTAATTGATCCTGAACGTTCTGGATCTGGGCTTTTTCTTCTTCTTCAGCTTTTTGAAGGGCTTGATACCCACCGGATAATTTTTCTTGAAGAAGTGCTACTTTCATAGCATCTTTGCCGTAAATTTGAATTTGATCTAAAGCCGAAAGTAAGACCTGATGCTCTACTATGTCTAATTGCTGTTCTAGGATCTTCATTATAACTTCTGATGTGCTTCCTGTAGCTTGATTACGAGCTTGTAGAGTAACTCCAATTGACGGCCTTTGAAAGATGCTTCACCTAGACCGCTTAATATAATTTCTAATTCCTGTTTAGACAGGTCAAGAGAGGCGTTGGTTACCTCTCCTGACTTATCGTTATTGTTTTTCTTAATATGTCCTAATAACCCCATTGGTATTAATTTATAACTTTTTAACTAAGAAGGCAACTTAAATCTACTTTTACGAGTAGATAAAGATATCTCCGCTGTCAACTTTTATGTTACCGTTCTTTTGATAAGCTGCAACATCTGATTGACCGGCATCTATATCAACTATTGCTCCCATAAATGCTGCAGGAGTATAAGCTGAAGCTGAAGCGTTGAAGGTTGTATCAACTCCCCATCTAGCTGTAGATGCTCCATCGTATGCAAATACTGCTCCTGTTTTTCCTGCTTCTTGCTGTATTACGATACCACCGTCACCGGCTGCTGTTGAACCAGAAGCAAGTAATATAAATCTATCTGCAACTTCTAAGTTCTGAACGTTTTCAAATGATGCAGTACCTCTTACAATGATATCTGTTTGGAATGTTGCAACTCCTGTTACTGATAAGGTATCGTCTATTATAGTGGTTCCACCGGCAGAGTCGATTGTTAAATTACCAGAAGTAGTATCAATTTCACCGTCTGCAGTTATACCTACTTGTATATTTCCTGCTGTTACACCGGCGAATGATGGATTATCACCAGTCTGTAATCCTGTATCAACGTCTGTCTGTACTCCGTTAATCTCTGCTCTTACTGTACCTTGAGAAGGTGAAGAGAATGCTGATTGAGAAACGTGTCCTGATCCTGCAAAGCTTAATTTAGTGTAAACAATACCTGCAGATCCATTAACGTCGTCATTTACGATTACTCCAGATCCGATAGCTGCAACTCCTGTTCCAGAGTTGATTGTAATATCACCACTTACTCCAGCATAAGTTGAACTTGAGTAGTAAGGTAGTAATGAACCAGAATCTACATGAAGTTCTTTACTGCTTAAAACAGTCAAACCTTCACCTGCAAAGTTAGTTGCTAAAGTCCCTAATTCTAAAAATTTACCTGTTACACCGTTATCATCGCTGTAGAAGAATCTATCTGTTCCGGCAAGAGGGGCATTCTTTTGTGTTGATGGGAAGGTAGCTGTTACTCCAGATAATGCAGAACCGTCTCCAGTATATGATCCAGAGAAGGAACCTGATAGGCTAGAATTAGCACCTGTTAAAATAATGTCAGATCCAACACCGGTTATATCGCCTGCATTGGTTAAGGATATGCCTACAAAGCTACCGGATGTGAATGTACCAGCAGCAGGAGTTGATCCACCGATTACTGTATTATCAATAGTACCACCGTCGATTGTTAAGTCGTCAGCTACATAAGTATCTGCGATTGCAGTACCCTGCCAAGTACCAGTTCCGATAGTACCTAATGTAGTGACGTTTGTACTACCTTGGTAACCATCTTTCAAGCCATCGGGTGTTACAGCTAAAGTTGTACTAGTACCAGTAGTTGTTTCAGCTGTAGTTGCTAACTCAACAATACCTTTATTAGTTGTACTAGCATCTTCACCGGCAATGGTGATCGAACCAGCACCGTTGGTAATGTCAATACCTTCACCGGCTGTTAGAGTTGCTACGGTAGGATCTCCTGTTCCGTCTCCAATTAATAACTGACCGTTTGTCAGTACTGCTGTTGCTGTGATTGCTCCGGTGCCACTTCCTAAAAGAATACCACCGTCGGTTAATGAGGTTGCCCCAGTACCACCGTTTGCTACAGATAGTGCTGTATCGAGCGTTAATCCTGATAGTTCTGCGGATGATCCGGAGACTATGACTTTTTTCCAACTTGCCATTTTATTTTCTTAGTTTTTTTTTGTACGTTATTAATAAATAGTTAGGAGCCGAAGAAAAAATCTCCTGATCCTGAATAGAATATACCGCCTTCAACTGCTGTCGGGGTGGTGGTGTTTGTTTTTAAGATAGTTACTCCTTTATTATTAACTTTAAACATATCCACTGATGCAGATTTGATTAAAAATATATCGCTAGATATATCAACAGAAGCTGTTATCGACCCTGTTGTTATTAGGTTAGTAAATGAATTTAAAGCGTAAGAAGCTGTTAATGCAAACGATGCAGTATCCGCTAAAGAAGCTGTTATATTTTGACTTCCAGTAGTGTCTGTTGTTGCAACCGGATGACCATCTATAGATAAGGTTACTATACCTTCATCTGTTGTTATAATGGTTAACGGGTGAGTTATTGACTCACTAACAAAATATATTGTAGAATCTCCAACGTAAAGATCTTTCCATGCATTAGTCGCACTTCCTAAAGAAAAAGACGATACTCCAGTTCCAGAATCGGCATTAGGAAGTAAACTTCCAGACATTAAAAAGCTTCCGGATAAAGTTAGTGCTCCTGTTGAATCATCAAATAAAAATAAACTACTACCAGAAACTTGTGTTCCAGATTTATTATACTGTACAGCAGTAATAGGTCCAGATGCTTCAGCTGATCCAGAAGGTCCGGCAGGTCCTTGAGGTCCTACAGCACCCTGTGGTCCTTGAGCGACGACCTGGACTATCTGGGTTTGGTCTTCCTGGACTATTACTCGATTCTCATCGACGTTTATATGTATGTTGTTGCCTGCCATTAACGGGTCACTTCATTACTTAGTCTTACTCTTCCTTCTATAAGTCTGATTGTATAAGCACAGTCACCAGATCCAGAATATAACTCTAAATCATAATGTGCATCTCCGGACCAGCTTAAATCCGAGCTAGTACAGGAAGCTATAATTACTCCTACAGTTCCTGAGGCCGGAGGAAGGTTGTCGTTAGAACCAGAAAAATGAAGGCCGGTACCGTCTGAGTTGTAAGAACTGGATAATGTAAGATAGACTGTATCTGAAGTAACAGAGGGTCGGATTTGCATTCGACCGGTGTAGTATGAAAGATCAACAGGATCGCCGTTTGAGTCTTTATACGCTAAGTCTATTTTAAAGGTGGCTCCTTGTTCTATGTAAAAATTGTATCTCCCGGCAGACATAGTTTTATTATAAATATCTGTATAGAAGGATAAGCGTTAACTAATCTCTATATCTTATAAATACATCTAAAACAGGATCAACTACGTCATGTCTGTGATTCTGGTATAGATTTACTACTTTAACTCCAGGGACTTCGATCTGTAATTGTAAAAAGAAGTCAAATCCAGAGTCTTTTTTATTTCTTAAGTCACACTGAGACATATCCCCGCAAAAGACCATCTTAGATCCTAAACCAAGTCTACCCAGCATTAATTCTGTTTGTTTCATAGTGGCATTTTGTGCCTCATCAATTAAAACAAAACAGTTAGAGAATGTATTACCTCTTAAAAATCCAAAGGGAGCCACTATGACAGCCCCGTCATTTACAAGTTTTTCTGTCTTAGCTTTTCCGACTAGATCATACATTACATTGTAGATTGGGGAAGTTAAATAAGATAATTTATCATCTACTCCTCCTGGTAAAAATCCAATATCTTCTCCGGCAGTTACATAAGGCCGGGCAATAATCAGTTTCTCTACCTCTCTATTAAATAATTGATCTAATCCGGTTTGAACAGCAAGCATGGTTTTACCTGAACCAGCTTTTCCTTTTATGGCTGTAACGTCATGGTGTAGTATTTCTGCTTTAGCAAGTTTTTGTTCTTCATTTAACGTTATTCCAAATTTGATAGGATTTTTTGGCTTTCTTTTTTCTCTAAAAACCTCATCCGTGTGATGATTGCTTGGCATATTTTATTAAGATTAATAACTTTATTATAAATAGATTCTTATTGAGGAACGAACATAAAAAAAGCCCGGCTTTCACCGGGCTCTTTATTTACTTTACGTAAGGTCTATCTTACAAAGTGTTCAAACCATTAACGTAGATCTTACCGTAGAATTCTGGTCTTACCATCTTCTTAGCATATCTAGTCAATAATCCTTTTCTTGGTACGAAAGTATCTGGATCGTACACCATAGGAGTCATGATCAATGGAATGTAAGGAGCAAATACTGCACCAGTCTCCAAGAACTGACTACCCTTGAAGCCCATCAAGATAGTATTCTCTTTCATGTATGGGTTCTTGTAAACAGTGTATCTGTTGTTGATCTGACCCATCTTCTGTACACCAAAAGCGTAAGTAGCAACGCTTACATCTCCGTTAGAAGTAGAAGCGAATCCAGGAATGCTTTCCAAGATAGTAGCTACAGTAGGACTAACTACGCAGAAGTTAGCACCACCTCTCAAAGTTCTCTGATGGATGATGTTAGATAATTTCTGCATCTTAGTTCCTAAAGTTTGGAACCACTGACCTTGAGTGTTGTAGAAACCAGCATCTCCGAAAGAAGCAACTGCAGTCTCAGTTCCTGTGATAGTTCTGTTGTTAACAGCAGACCAGTACTCAGTACCAGCAGCAGCTGATTCAATCAACATATCCAAGATCTCAAGATCGATCTCAAGACTGATGTACTCAGACATTGTAGAAGTCAACTCAGCCTCAGCATCCAAGCTATGGTATGCGTTCAAGTCCTGAGCGAATTCTGGAGTCCATTGTGCTTTCAACTTCTTAGTCTTAGCAACGATAGCCTCAGATCTCATAGAAACGTTAATCTGTGGAATTACGATGTCAGTAGCAGACTCAGCGTTTGGTACAGCATAGCTAGCACCTGATTCGAAGTCACCTCTTGCATTATCCTTAGTATCTTTGTTGTACTCAATTACGTAAGTACTTCCGATTGCAGGAGCAGCAGACTGAGATACGAAGAATGTAACGTTTCCTCCAGAGAAGAAGTTAAATTCGTTCAAGTTGTCAGCCAACTCTACAGTAGAACCAGAAGTGATTACAAATCCTCTTACTCCTAATACGTCAATATCAGCAGAGATAGAAGAAGTAGCAACAGTCAACTTGATAACCTCACCAGCAGCAACAGAAGCGCTGTAGTCAGAGTTGTAGTTGATGTCTACTAAAGTAGCAGATGCTGTAGTTGCAGTAGCAGAAGCTGAGAACTGGTTTGTAGAGTAAGTAAATCTACCAGCACCGTAAAGACCACCAGCGCTTTCGTTACCGAAGTTATCGCTGTTAGTACCGTAAAGAGAATCACCTGAAGTGAAAGGATTCTTTGAAGTTCCGTATTGGAAATCCAAGAAGAATACAAGACCAGAAGGTAAGTTCATAGGCTGAACAGAAACGAATTCTTTCGCTGCAATCTGTCCGAATACCTTTCTTACCAATGGAAGAGCTACTCCAGCCCACTGCTCACCAGTACCAGCTGTGAAGCTACCACCTGTTCCAGTTTGTGAAGTCTCAACTACCAATTGCTTGGCCTGATTCTCAAGAATCATAGACATGTTGTTCTTGTCAATATCGCTACCAAGACCTTCCAAAAGGCCAGTAGCGTCCCATTTGCTTGCTAATCTAACCGCGTCAGATTGCAAACTCTGCCATGGGTTAGCAGATTCTAATAGTTGTTGTACGTTTGACATTTTATGTACTTTCTAATTTTTTTTTTACTTTATGCCTGCAAGTTTTTGGAACCTACTTACCATACCGTCAGTCTCCACTACAGGCTTCTTTGGAGATGTTCCGACAGCTTTAGATGCAAAACTCTTAGATTCTTTAATAGCTTCTTTAGCAGTACTTGTTGTTGAAACTAGACCTTCTAATAAGGTTTCGTATACAAGCTTAACTTCTTTAACTGATTCAGCTTTGTCAAAGGTAGTCAATACCTTAACTTTCTGAGTTTCAGATAAGTTCTTAGCTTTAAAGATCTTATTTGTGTAGAGTAACTTAGAATTTAGAAGATTAACTTCGTTTAATTCAGTTCTTAAAGTTTCAACTGTTTCTAGAGCTTCTGCTAATTCACCAGCAGCTTTCTTCTCTTTGTAAGCTTTAACAGCTTTAGAAATCATAGCCGCAGTTACTGCCCCGGTTACAATCGCAGCGATAGGGATCATACCAGCTACTACTGTTGCTCCTGTTATTCCGATTCCGAATTTAGTAGCGATCATCTTAATAATAGGTAAGAATACACCGAATCCTGATTCATTAAGCTGTCCTTCTTCAAGATCAGCACCTTCGTTAACTTTTTTCTTAAGATCAGCTAATGCTTTTTCAACTTCTGGTTTAGTATCTAAAGATTTATCATCGTGTACTTTATTTAAAGCAGCAGCGATTTCATCTTCAGCTCCTTCTTCCATCATTTCTTCAGATTCATCAGCTTGTTTACCTGTTAACTTCTTGTACGTTTTTTTGATAAAATCAATTGCTTTAGTACCTCCTGCATGAATCATACCAATAAGAACAGGTACTGAAAGACCAAAAGTAACAGTGATGTACTTAGCTGTTTGTATAGTAACACCTAAAGCATCTGCTAGAGCTTGAAAATCTGCTCCTTGTGGATCAATGATTTCTTCCATTTTTTCTTCTTTTGCTTCCATCATTGGTTCTTCTTCGGTTTCTTCTTCTGATTCTTCATCAGTTACTTCTTCAGAAGCTTCCATTTCTGGTGCTTCCATTTCTTCTTCGCCGGCTTCTAATTCACCAGCTTCAATCATTTCATCTACCACATCTTCGATAAATGCTTTCAAATCTTCTTCAGACATTTCCTCAAGGTCAAATTCTTCTTCTTCAACTTCCTCTTCCTCTTCTTCTTCCTCTTCGGCAATATTACCGTGAGCAGTAGGAGTGGTTTTGGGATCGTTCAAAAGATCTTCCTCTTCATTAAGTTCGTTTAAAAGTTCATTAAGCTCCTCTTCAGACATAGTGTCCTCCTCATCGTGCTTCATTTCCTTCATTTCGTCCTCTTCGTCCATTTCTGTAAGTTTCTTTTCAAGCAAAGATTTCAATTGCGGAGTGAACGCTTCTTCCAATGCCGCCTTGGCATTAGAGATAGCCATTTCCTTTACGGCCTTTGCATCAGCAATAGCCTCTTTTAACAATTCTCTGTTTGACATTTTGTTCCTAAAATTTAGTTTTGGAAAGTACGCTTATTAGATTTTCAAGCGTAATAATTTTTTAACTTGTTTTTCAGAATGCTATATTGAGATAGCATATCTACTTTTAATAAATATAGATGTTTTTCTAAAAAGCTATCTTTAAATAAAGATTGTTATATAATGGGACATTCTCCAAAGCTGCAAAGAAGTTCACGAATGATCTCATTTGCTTTACTGTAATCTTTTAGAGAACCGTTTCCTAAGGCTTCATTCAACCTTGACTGGTGCATCCATGATCCAGGATTTGAAGGAGTGGAAACAAAGTCCCAGCAGAGCAACTCAAAGTCGTCTTGTACCTCCAAAGTCTCACCTATCTGTTTTACAGAACCCATTCCTCTTGATGAAACACCTACTTGAACGCCACTATCAATTAAAGCCTTTAAGATATTTCCGGACGGAGTAGGTAGAATTTCGATCTTACCCATAATATAATCCCCATCCCACCAGATATCTTTTATATTGTGAGAAACGTTTTTTAAATTTATTACTGTTGATTCTGGATGGTCTAGTTCACCGGTTGCACGGTTATTACGAACGCTATCCATATACTTATCAATCTCCCTTTTCCAAATAGGCTTAGGGTAGTACCTACCGTTACCGTTCTTTACGTTGCAGGTTGCTAAGATTCCTTCAACCGTCGGACTACCTCCACCTCTTGATTCGGTGATGGTTCCTACGGGTCGGAAGGATTGGGTTTCTATAAGGAGATCTTTACTCATTAATTATTTCTTAAGTCCTTTTCTTTTAAGCATCTCTTTCACTGCTTCTGCATAACCCATTTTCTCTACCTGTTCTCCGGCTTCTTCGTTTGGAGTTTCTAATTCCTCATCCATAGATGTAGGATCATCATCATGCTTGGTTAAATCAAAGTATTCATCCACTACTTCCTTCTTCTTCTCTCCATACTTACCTTCAAGGCGGGCTTTTTCTTTTTCGTATCTTTTCTTCTTAGCTTCTAAGAACTTAATATTTTTCTGAATCTCTTTTACTTTCCTTTCATCTACCATGTCGGACATTCCATCGGCTTCCGTCACTGATAATTTAGATTCAAGTTCAGAAATTAATTCGTTTATTTGACTTACTTTAGCTTCGGCTTTGGCTAGTTCGGATTTCTTTTCAATTTCCTTAACTGCTTTTTCCATTACCTTATTTTTAGCTTCACTAAGCTTAACAGGCATCATCTTATCTGTATCAGATGCTTTTAAACCAGGAGCCTCATCAGTATAGCCAATACCCTTAACTCCAAAAGCACCATCTTTCATATAATGCATAGGATCTTTTTCAAGGTTCTTAACAACCATTTCCTTAAGTTCCTCTTCAGTCTTTTCAGCATTCTTAGGATCCTTCATCTCGGCATAGTAACCGGTTAGAATAGACTCCATTGAAAGATTGTTAGAATTTTTTTCGTCTTTATAATCGTAGCCTGCAGTCTCAAGCTTTTCAACGTCCTTGTCAGTATCCTTAAGTTCGGCTTTTACATTCTCGTTAAAGATTGAGAACCAATCTGGATTGTTAGGTTTTTTAGAAGATATACCTATAAATCCTTCTGAAAGGATTCCTCTTTCTGTTAAGTTATGAACGGCTTGATCAAAAGTTAGAGCATTAGTAACAACGTTTGGAAACATTGACTTAGCTTCTTTTAAGAATAATTCTTTATTGCCTTTTCCTTCTTTAATAAGGTTTAGTTTGTTCTGTAGGCTTTTCATACATTTATAAATATAGTAGACTTAGGCTCCTGTGCCTCTTAAGTCCAAAGTTTCTTTTACGATATCAATTGCAGGTACAAATGTTAAAACTCCACCTCCGGGAGCTACTACAACCGAGGCCATATAATCTGATTGCACTAAAGATGATAATCCAGATCCTAACGTAAAAGATCCAGAAGTATTTTTAGGAGAAGTAGTACCATAAAACCCGTCTGAGTTCTTTACTGTCTCTAAAGTAAAATAAGAACTACCCTCTAAGGCATTTGAGATAGTATAAGTGGTAGAATCTCCGGCTGTTATATCTGCCGGTTGCTGTTCTCTACTCTGTGTTACTGATACATTAAAGTTAGCCATTTTTTATTTTTTCCAAAGATCTTTAACTACTAGGCCCTTGGCCTTCTTTCTTAGTTTATTCTGGTCTACAAGTTTCCAACCTAGTTTAAGGTAGTAGTTCTTTGCAGCTCCTTTAGCGTTCTTATCAGGATTATAAGCATACTTTCCTAAGTACGCCCCTGCACCGGCCGAGGTAGACATTTCTTTAAGCTGTCTTTTGAACTCGGTCCTGGTCATGCTTTAAAGTTCGTTAATTAGTTCGTAATACTGTAAAAGATTTACAACATCGTCATTGGAGAATTTATCATTTTTCTCTAAAGGTGTTACGTATTTAAGAACTTCCTGCAATTTAATTTTAACTACCTGGTCTTCAATACTTTTGATTTTTCTTTCTAAAGTACTTTTAATTCCTGGGATTCTATTGTTATAAAGTTCTTTTAGTTTCTCAGGTGCATCTACAGAGTTAATAAATTCTTTCAAGACTTCTTTTTGAGCAGACTTTAGATCGTCATACTTTTCATTAAACTTCTCAAGAAGAACTCTATAAGTAAGCATTTTTAAATCCTTATCATAACTATTAAACTCCTCCATCAATTCATCCCTCTTTTCCTCAACAGGTGCTTTAGAAAGATGCTCTAATAAAGTCATTTTATTGTTAATAACGACTTCCGGTGCTACATCAGTAGATGTATGGTTTTCAATAAGGTTATTTAAAGCAGCGTAAATTTTATAGTTACTAATTTTAACTTTAAAGAATTTCTCTACGCTGTAATTTTCTTTAATTTCACGTACTAAATTATATCTCTGTTTTCTAACCTCGGTACGATTTAATTTAGATGAGGTCTCAACCAGGCTATTGATTACTAATTCAGCCTTTGATTCAGTTAAGTTTTTGTGTTTGGATAGCTGCTCGTATAGTTTATATTCTTTCCCTAATTCACTATTTAAAAAGTACTTTCTAAGAATATCAACAGCAGCAGAGTCTTTCCCTTCTAAAGTGTCGGCGGTGATCCGTCTTACTAAAAGTTCAAAGAGTAAACCTGTATTCTTGAATTTCGAGTGTTTGTTCTGCACAGTAGTCGGTTTTATAATAAATATGTGTTAAATTTTATTCCCTGATTTGTTTTGGGTCTAGAAGACTATCCCCTTTTTTATCTGATTCAAATACCAGTCTTTTCTTACCTGGCATATTATTAAGCATATCTTCATGACGACCTAATTCTTTCTTAGATTGCTCCATAGTATATCTACGGGCATCTACTCTTTTAGGTCTACCAAAGTCTTCCTGATCATCATTCTTGGCAGCGTCTCTACCCAGTCTATCTTTTCCTAAAGGATCATTTTGAGTTCCAGCTATAGATGCTTTCTCTCTAGGACGGCCCATCTCAGGCTCATCTTCGTTATACCCATCAGGTACTGAACCTGGTCGGTCATAGACTCTACCTTTACCGTAAGCCGTAGCTATATCGTGAGGAGTTCCATAAGACTCTCCAGTCTCCATAGGATCATTTCCTTCGTTTTCTATCTGAGATCTTCTAAAGTCTCTTTTTCTATCTTGAAGAATTAAGTCTCTATACTCATCATACTGATCTTGAGATAGGTGGAAGATATTATCGTAAATCCAATCTGTTGGTAGGATACCGGAATCTTTAATTTGAGTTGCTAGGTCAACTTTCTCTTTTAATAAAGCAATTCTCTCCTGATCGTAAATGATTGAAGGAGTGGTTAAGCTTAATTCAAAGTTAGTTAGTGATTCGTCTCTGTAACCCTGGATGTAAAGATGTACAAAAGCAATCTTATAAAGTTCAGAAACCATAATACGCTGTACTTTTTCGATAGTTCTACCGAATCTAATATCTTCAGCGGCTAAAGTTGCTTTACCTTGTAAGTTCTCATCATACCCAAGGAATGCTTTCGGCACTCTTAAGGCAGCAAATAACTTATCTCTTAGGTATTCAACGTCTGTTATACCGTCATATTGTAATCCTCCTAAAGTTTCAATCTTAGTGCTAGTATCATTACCTCTCATAGGGATGTAAAAATCCTCCATAAGGTTTTGCATATTATACTTTAGGTTATATTCACCTGTCTGATTATCAATATAAGGAGTACGCTTCATTTTAGAGATTGCCTGCTGCATAAAGTTCTCAATCTCATTTGGAGGAATACCACCCACATTCATATAGAAGATTCTCTTTTCAGGAGCTCTTACTATTCTATGAACCAGCATTGCATCTTCCATTAAAGTATATTGTTTGAATAATTTCCTTGCAGGCTCTAAATAAGAACGGCCGTAAGGTAGGAAATTAACGTCAGTTAAAAGTCTGAAGTGTGCTATTTCGTAATTATCAAAGAAAATATCCTTACCTGTTTCCTGGTTTGGACCTCTGAAGTAACCGTAAGTATCTGCTGCCAGACCGTCCGGGTCATATCTAAATCTAACTGCTGTAGGATTGTTTTCATCAAAGCCTTCCTGTCTCTCTATATTAAAAGCAGAGAATGGAATTACATTATAAACCCCATATTGTTCAGAAGCTTCTAATTTTAAGAAGAAGTCTCCGTACTTACACATATTTCTTATCCACCAGTTTAAATTAAATTCAACGTTTAAAACGTCGTAAAATAAATTATAAAGGATCTTTTGGATATTCTCATCCGAGGAACGGATTTGAAGTACCTCCCCCATATCATTTTTCAAAGTAGATTCTTCTGCCAGGATATCTAAAGTGGATGCAATAATAGCATCAGTATCCATAGCGTCATACTCTGAGTATAACTGGGTTCTTAAGGTCTGATAGTTAAAACTATTCTGATATCCGTATAAAGACGAAGGTGAGGTTGTGTAGATTCTATTGTATCGATTAACTAGAGAGTTGTTTTCTAGCTCTCCAGACATCTGAATCTGGTTAGTATCAGCGACTTTTAATTGATCGCCTCCGACGTTCCTAATTATTACATCAGTTGAAAAAAGGCGTCTAAGTCTTGAGAATATGCCGGTATCTGCCATTACGTCTTAATAATATAAGTATAAATAGTTAAAAAGGCCAACTTAATTTATTTAAGAAGCCAGGTGAAATCTTCAGTTCCACCCTGTCCATTATCTATTTGATAAGGATTCTTAGTGTCTGATGGTGAGTATACTCCTTGGTAAGGTGTTTTAGCAGAGGAGATGTTACCTAAAGCTGCTTTGGTTATATCAATACCCTGCTGGTTTAACTGTAAAGCCGTATCTCGAACGTATAACCCGGTTCCGAACGACATTACCAAGTCATCATTATAGCCGTACTGTGCTTCCGCCCGTCCGTTCTTCCAGACAAAGACTTTCATCTCTTCAATCAGTCTTTTAGATTGAATGACTACTGCCTTTTCATTAACGGCTTCTTGAAACTTACCAATAATTAAAGGTCTGGTCTTAGAATTCATAGTAAATCCAGGAGTCATATTAGAATTAATATCATATTGATTAAAATAAGATTCTGCCGTCAATGTTCCTGATTTAGGAGAATGGTAGAAGTTGTTATAACCCCGGTCTAAGATAGTCTGAATTGCTGCCCAGCCTATAGATGCATTTTCAACTACTAATAAGGCTTCATTATATTCTGTTGCTATTGCAACCAGGAGTAAACCAAATTCCTTAGTTCCTATTTGACCTTTATATTCACCGACCTGGGTATTATTTTCTATATCTAATATATGAAATGCTGAATAGTCCTTACCGTCCCCACGGGCGACGTCGGCAACTACCATATAACTTCTGGAATAATCAACCGGTTCCCAGATCCATAAGTTTTGATCTGCTCCTCTTTTTTCCAAAGGCTCTTTCATATAGGTCTTCATATAGAATTCCATATACTCACCGTAGAAAACCGTGTCTCCGGATGTACTAAAGTCACAATCACACTCCTGGGCTGCCAGTCTTGGATCTCCTAGTAGTTCATCCTGTCTTTCTCTCCAGGTTTGATCACGTTCAGGGTGTACATACCACGGTAGTTTAATAGGAAGGAAGTCATTTTCTTTATTTTCAGCTCTTACCCATGTCTGATGAAACCAGTTTCCTGTTCCATACGGGGTTGATAGTACGATTGCTCCTCCTCCGGTAGCCAAAGTCTGTTGAGCTGATGCCCAAGTCTCGGCAATGTTATCAATAAAGGCTGCCTCGTCAATTAAGAGTAAAGATACAGCTTCAGAACGTGCTGAATCTGAATTAGAAGACTTAGCCTGGATCTTAGAACCGTTAGCCAGTCTTAAAGATAGTTTATTATGCTCGACCGATGGTACTTTTAACCAGGAAGGTAGGTTCTCATACATGAACTGTACCTTTGCTACCAGGTTTCTTGCCGTTGCCTGTGTGGTTGCCAGGGTTAATACGTTCTTATCCTTATGAAAAAGCATGAGCCATAGTGAATAACCGGCTCCTAAAGTTGATATTCCAAGCTGTCTAGACTTTAGAATGATAGAATACGGGTTATCTTTAAAGTGACTTAGTACTTTTTCCTGGAAAGGGTACAGGTTAAATAAGATTCTACCACGTTGAGGGTGCTGAATATAGCAGTATTTTTTCATAAAGTGTACCGGATCGGCTACACATCTTACGAATTCCTGTCTTATTATTTGTTTTAAGTCTTGACTCATATTAAAGCTAAGATAAACACAATACAGTTTAGAACTGTGATTGCATACGCTACCTGTGTGTTTTTCTTATATTTTTTGACTTGCTTTTTCTTTTCTATGATAATACTATCCTTATTTAGGATAATTTCTTCGTAATTTGCTTCGTTTGCTTTATAAATCTCTGTTTGATCTACTAAATTTCCTATTTTAAGCTCCTGATTATCAATAATAGTTGATTGGTAGCTTATAGAATCTCTTGCTATTTTTAGTTCATTGGAGCAGTTTTCTTTATCTGCTTTCATAATTAAAGCATTTCTCAGAGATCTAACCGGAACTATTGCTGTAGTATCAGTTAAAAGCTGCTGTGAATTCAGAGACAATACTGTCGTTAGACAGATTAGTAATGCGGCTATGTTCTTCATTATACTTTTGTTTATACTCCTCAGCTTTTTCAGCGATATCAGATAATGCAGCTTTATCTTTCAAAACTATAGAATCTAGAACGTGATTTGCTGAGTCTAAGGATGCTATTTTAGCTTTACCGGCCTGTATCTCCTGTCTTAGAGAGTCTATGCGCTGTTTAAATTCGGCTTCCCTATCAATATAAGGGTCATTATCTCGTATAAAGAGAAACCATAGCAAAACCAGGGCTCCCCATACTACAACTATTTGTCCGATATAACGTTTCATTCTTTATTAATTTTTACAACCAATTTACCCTCTCCTTTGATCACTCTGTGCCATTGGTGTCTTAATATAAATATAGATGATCCTGGTTCTAAGTTCTGAGGTAGTTTATTATCTAGTTGAAATTTCCATCCTTCTCCGCATTCTACTACTTCAACTAGTCTCTGCTCATCATCTCTATGCCATAGTAATTCAATAGGATCTATGTTCTTATCGAATTCACGGATTACATAATTAGATCCGGTTTCTATGTCTGTGTAGGGTTTCTCCATGTTACAACTTCATCTATCTGTTCTTGAGTCCAGTGCTTGTAGTAGTCTGTAAATTTAAGACTATTTGACTTAGAAGTCAAGTCTGCTAGATCTTGAATTATCCAAATGTAGCAATCTGGGAAGGTGGTTGTTACTCCGTTTATGCTAAAAGGGTTTCTTGGATCACTATCTAACACTACTTTATTGGACTGTACTAGATTTTTATTTAGATGCCTGGTTTTCATTTCCAAGGCTTCTACTGAGTAATTTTCATAATCAGGGAAGTAAAAGATGCAGACTTTATATTGATAAACATCACAGGTACTACCTTGTATTGGTATTTTGTCTAAATTAGTCTCCTGAATAAAGTATTCTTTATTTTGAATCACCGCCCGGGCAAAAGGGCAGATCGGCATATTGCTTAATTCTTCTCTTGGTATGATTAAGGTATCAAACCATTCTTTAAGATTCTGTATCATCTTCCTTGTCTGTTATTGGACCTCCAACAACCCAGGCATCACAAGTTCTAGCAGCTGCACATTTGAACTTTAGGAACCTACAATAACCTAATTGTCCGGCTTCAATAACATCGAAAGGATCTTCAGAACCTTCATCATCTCCTATACCCTTGGCAATACAATCCAAAGTCTTTTTTGCGATATCAAAAGCGGCACAATTACCGCAAAGTGATTTCTTAGCTTCTTCTGCAGAATCGAGCTCCCACATATTAACTTTAGCCTGCCAGAATTTCTCATTAGGCTCATTTGGATTTAATGGACCGTATCCATATTCATTAATTGCTTTCTGCCTATTCTGAAGGTTTAATTCAATGTTTTGAGTCGGGGCAGGGCATTTTGCAACCTCTGCTTCGTTTAGGATATCTACGAGTTTCATTTTTTCTTAGATGCTTTTTTTCCCCAAGTTTTGCCTTTGCCTTTATCCTTACAAGCAGACGGGGTGGGTCTACAAGCAGGATACTTAGATCTTTTTTCTCCTTTTTGTCTTCCGCAGGATTTATATCCGCCCTTACCGTCGGGTGCATTACAGTCTACCCATCCGGAAGAACTTCCTTTGGCTCCTTTTCGAGAGAACCATTTACGTAGAGATTCAGCTTCTTCAAGTTCCTCTTCTTTGAGATCCTTCCAGATATCTCCTTTACGGCATCTAACTACTGCTCCTGATTTGTAAGCAGAAGGTTTATCATATTTACGATCAGCTATCCTTAGACAGCGATCACGCTTCTTTTTCTTCTCTTCTAATACTTCCTGTATGAGGGTATGTAATCTACCAGAAGCCACTATAAGATCCTTTTAATCCAAGGAGTGAAGCATATCTTGGAAGCCGGCAGCTCCAATAGCCGGGCTTGGTCTTATCTTTTTTCTGGTCACAGTTATGTCTTTTGGCAAATGATTGACGGGCTTCAGGGTCATTAATTTTAGCCTTAAGTCCGGTAGTACCACCAAAAGATACTTTCTTTACTTTTTTAGTTTTAGGATCCTTAACGTAAACATAGAATTTTTTAGATCCTCCTCTTTTAGGTTTGCCTAATTCTACTTTTTCTCCTTGATATTCTGCTTCTTCAAGCTGGGGTAGATCCAAAGGTACTTTCTGACCTTCAAATAGTCCATATTCACCCAGGTGAGTTTCCAGGAGTATGGATTCGTCTGTTTCAGAGACGTCAATGATATTACGTGAATAGAGGTAACGGGCTTCTTTCCAAAGGCTTAAAAAGCGATTGGATCCATACCGGTACACGTTTTCTGTAATTGCGATCTTATTATCAATATGATAAGTGAGACTCTCGGAGAGAATCTGCCTGTGCTTATTTTCTTTTAATAAGACAGCTTTTAGGTCGCAAGTATTACATCCACAGCTGCACATATGTTATAAATATTAGTTTTTTCTAGTTAAAGAGTTTAGGGAAGTTCATCTGTATCTCAGACGACTTAACAAAGATTCCATTATTTAAAACTCGTTCTGATGGTATATTATTAACTGTTTCTTCTGTTATTTTATAGTACTTGCCTTTTCCATCTTCACTTACGTTTAAGATAAACCCTACATCTTTACCTAAGTTAGGTTTTTTAGATAGTTTTGTCCATAACATTTTTTTCAGTAATTTACTGGTTGCTTCTTCAGCAGAAGCTCCTAATTCTAAACCTAAACTTGTGTATAAGTTAGTTATTTTAGAGAAAAAAGGTTTAGTAACCGGTAAATCTTGTAGACTTTTATCCTTTATAAGTTCTTCTAAAACTTTAAATCCTGCTAGTACTATAGAGGTTTTAAAATTACCTGTATTACCCTGTATATTGTCTTCTGTAAAAAGAGCAAGAGTTCCAAATATCTGATTAAGGAGCTCTATTGATGCTTTATCTCTTCCGAATTTTCCTAGGGTTATAACGTTGGCATCGTAAGATTTTACCTCTACTCCATACCCTCCGATAATTAAATCAGGATCTTCAGATTGCCGGGCATCCTGTGCTTCTATAGGTTTTTCGTTATATTGATAAGCCCAATAAGCTGCTATTTCACCTTTTCCTGCACCAGCGGTTGGAACATCACTATCTTTTTTCAAAGGAAGTACCGGGTAAAGCTCTTTCCATATTTTTTCATCTTCTCCAGATAGGTTAAAATCTTTACCAACCTGTACAGGGGTTTTACACCTAGGTATTTCATCTACTCCTAATACCTGCTTTATACGGGCATCATAATCTTCGGTCACTTCTAAAAGTATATTTTCGCCGATAAGTTCTTCCAGTAGAGCTCTATCTTCTGGGTTACTAATATCAGGGTATCCTTTTGGGAACTTATAGGCTACCTTTCTTATAAATTTTTCTAGTATATCCATTATGCTTCAAATTCTTCTTCCGTTCCTGGTACTTCAGGTTCAGAAGCTATTCCTCCGGCTTCTTCTGTGCCGGTATCTAATCCTCCTCCAGTATCAAATGCTGCTTCGGTGTCTGCTGTACCTTCTACAGATTTTTTAGCGTATCTTAACATACGGGCAATCGCTGCCATTGCTCTCTCTTCTTCTGAAAGATTAAGCAGGTAGTATTTTTTACCTTCCACTTCTGCCACCCAAGATCTTTTCATATCTGTTAGGTAAAAGAAATAATCGTTTTCAAGTATAATCCTAAACGTAGGAGGTTTAGGAGCTACATAGTCGATGTTCTTTACAAACTTAGAAAAGTCTTCCGACATCAAATCACCTAAGATAGGAATCAATTCAGGGACCTCATTCAGGATTTTATATTCCTGATATTTGTTGGTTGCTGCTGATTTAAAACGGTTAACTACCGTACTCCTGATTAGTTTTCTTAGTTGATTTCTGTTCATTATTTTAGTTCATAAAACCGCCTTTGGTTGCGGAGAAGTCCATGACTTTATTTAATTTCTTAGGTACTGAAGACTCTTGGTCGTCAAAGTAAACTTTATTTCTTAAGGTTGTAATCTTCCTTCTTTTAAGGTCAAAAGGTACTAAAGAAGGCTTTCCTTCTGATGCACTGAATACAATTTGGTAAATCCTACCGTCACCGCCTTTAACTACATCTCCGATGCTTAAGGCCGTTCCTGTTTCATCTGCTACTCTGTCATTTTCAACCATAGCAGGAACTGTGCTTGATAAAGCCTCACCTTCTAAATAGGTTCTAACAGCATCAAGATAATCTTCGGCTTTGGTTAGTTTAGACTGTACCCAAGACTTTAATTGAGTTTTTTCATCCATCATATTAAATAGATCTCTGGCATTCTTAACAATTGATAGAAGCTGTGATTGGGCCATCTTACCTTCGTAGTCATATTTATGACCTTCGGTTAAGACTTCAGAAACTACTTCAACTTCTGCATCAGGATTTTCTTTTGATACTTTAGCTGCTTCTTCAGGAGTTTTAACTTTAACGATTTCTTTAATCTTCTTTAATGCTTTATCCTTAAGAGCCTTTTTCATAGTCTCTTTTTTGTCTCCATCTTTATCAACGTCTAGGAAATCAGGCTTAGCTGCTTCATTCCATGATTCCACATATTCAAGATCTTTTAACGGTAAAGTAGTAGTAGATCCATCCCAATTGTGTATTTTTACATTATCACCATCGATAGATTTAACCTTACCTCCTGTAAAATTTTTGTCTTTTTTATACCTAACAAAGGTTCCTACTTTAATTTGTTCCATTTCTTTATTTTCATCATGATCTTTACCTTTTTTCTCTGCTATAGTAGCATCAATTGCTGGTTCGTTTTCTTCGAACTCTAGATAATGCTGTGCTTTAGATATGTAATCTCTGGCTTTAATTACTTTGGACTGCCACCAGTGAGGAAAATCTACTTCTCCGTCCATTTTATCGTACTTATCTAACTGCTTATAAAGTTTAGAAGCGTAATCTATAATATCATATAGATCTTTTTTGAGCATATGCGGCTCATCGTCTTGATGTCCTAAATCAAGATCTTCATTATACTGTGTTACTGGTGGTATTTTTGATCTCATTTTATCTTTTGGGTCGCTTTTAGTAGCCCCTCTTTCTCTAGCATCTTTAGTCAATCGTCCTTTAACTAGATTTCCGGACTTAGTAAAATAATGTCCGTCTGGAGCAGATTTAGTTTCTTCTACAGAATTAACTTTCTTATAAGTTACAAAAGGCTCCTCTCCGTATCCATATTTAATTTGTGCTTTAACTCCGGCCTTCTCATTATTAATTGCATTAACTACGTCTTCAGCGTTTTGATTAGCTTTATAAAATAAGGATTTAACGTCTAAGGATTGTCCTGGCTCTAGATTAAACATTCTAACCAAGTCTCCTTTATCGTATCCTGTACCTCCGATATTTACTTTATTGTGATCTGAGTTGTAGTAAACGGAAAGGTTTTGAGGATTATCTGCCGACTTAACTAAGTCTATTATTTTCATATAATCAACGTTTACTTTTTGTACAGGTTGCATGTCTTTAATGAATACTTCATCTTCTAGTCCTTCTGCATTTTTAACTATAGCAACTCCGGATGGATCCATAGCAACTATTGTTGCTTTTTCTGGTCCGTTAGCTTTAGTTCCTCTCATAAAGACATTTACTGTATCACCTTCTTTAAAATTGTTTTGTGATTCATCTACTTCTTTCATCTCTTTCTTTTCATCACTGCTGTGACCGAAAGTCTTATGAACAAGTTTATCTAACTCTCTATGGAACTTATCTTCCTCTGCTGCTGTAGCTCCTCCTTCTTCTTCCTCTAAACTAGCTGCCCTTCTTTCGATTTCATCTTTAGACATGTAAATTGCCTGATCATAAGGCATTTCTTTTCTACCTTCTAATTTATCAATTGCGGCATCTATTTTATTAAGCATAGCACCGTACCTATCAGCAATTGGACCTCCTTCTGGTTCTGCTTCTTGTTCCATATCGATCATGATTTGGGCACGTTTTTTCTTTAAAGCATCAATTTTAGAAGCATTTTTAACTGCTGCGTAATTAGGGTTAATAGATTTTTTAGGTTCGGCTGCTTTCTTTTTCCTAGCTGCCATTTGTGCTCTAAATGCAGCAAGTGCTGGGTCATTAACATCAATAGCTTCTTCTAGAGAGCCGTATTTTTCTCTATAGGCTGCTAAGGCCATATCCTTACGTTCTTCTTTTGATTTACCTTTAAATTGAGGTGCATTTGACTTCATAAAGTCTTTAATCCAGTTTCCAACGTCTTTATTTAACGGCATTTTATTTTTATTTAAGGTATTTTTCGTAAAGGTCTAACATCCCCCCTGTCTCTCTTCTGTAAGTTTCTTCATCATGGGCTATCTGGGTTTTTGTTTGTTCATCCATCCATTTATCTTTGAACTCGGCATAGTCTACAAGAAAATCTGATTCAGTCCAGTTCATGTATTTACCGGTACCGTTATCCTCAATTTCTTTTTCAATTGACTTTCGCCAAGCTTTAACTACTTCTGGAATATCTTTCTGAAGTCTAGACAGGGCGTTAGCGTATCCGGATTTATCTTCATCTAATTGATCGGCAGTACTTTCAGTATCTTCTCCTTTAAGAGCTTTTTCAATAGTCTTAACGTGCATATCAATATAGGAATGCTCATCCTCAAGACCCATCATCTTAGCCATTGACATGATTTGGTCGGCAAGATTCTGTGCCATCAACATATAGCCTTCATCCGTTCCTGATTCTTCATCGTTTAAGATGTGCTTTTCAAGGGCGAATAAAGCATCCTGTAACTTGGCAGCTCTTTCAGCCATATCCATATCCTCAACTTTGTCTTCAATGTCTGTGTAAACTCCGGTTGCACCCGGGCACATATCAAAGTATTTAGTCTGGTAAGAACCTACCATTAACTCTTGAGGATCATCTTCTTCTCCTTCGGTTAAGGTCTCTTCCATTTCCGGCTGTTTACCAGGGAATCCAAACATTACGTGGTCTAATATCTTCTTGTTAAACTCGTCTTCTAGTTGTCTGTATTCTGAACTAGCTATAGGGAGTCCTTTTACTTTCTTTACATGGTCGTACCAATCTTCAATTCTAAATACTCTGAAGTGGTGTCGGCCCATATCGAAGTAGATGTCTTCTCCTTCTAGGTTTTTTGCTGTATACTTACCTCCGGGTAAAGACCAGTCTAGTTTTAGAGTACCGGGCTGTATCTTATCTCCGTAAAATTTTTCAATAGCATCCTCGGAGCTGAGAAGTTCTTCTTTGAGTTCTTCTTCGTTTTCGGTCATATAGACGTACTTCCTTCTCCAGGAGTACATATCGAAAGACTTGTTCATATTAATAAATAGCTCTATTTTTTTAACTTTTTCAAAGCTTCTATAGCTTCTTCCTTCTGCTTAACAATCTGATCAAAATTACCTTTAGACCAAGTCTCAACATCCCCTTGTTCGGTTACAAAGCTATCATTTGAGTTGTTTACTAGGTCATCTACCCACATCTCATAGTTGGCAATCATTCCATCGATTTCTGAGTTATGGACACTATTCTGATATTCTTCAAATTTACCCTCTCTTTTAAGCTTGGATTCAAATTTTAACTGACAATCAAAGCAGTGTCTGTTAACCTTATAGATAGGTTTATCATACTTGTCAGACATCTTCTTTTTACATTCCGGACAGAAGACAGGAAAGGAAGCCATCTTACGGATTTCCTGCATCTTAGAAAGATTCTGCTTTACTCCGTTTTTGATAGTCCATTTACGACCATCCTCCTCCCAGATCTCTCCTTCTTTTCTATCAATATCTTTTTTAACGTATCCGGAAGATACAGAAGTTCTATCCCCGGTCTTACCTTTAATAAGGTTCCTTAGACGGTTTACGTCTTTTTGTGAAAACTCTTTTTTTAATTGGCTCATAAACCTAATTCTTTTAATTCGTTAATAACCTGGTCTGTTGACTTAAATAATATACCTACTCCTCCTCTTGAATTCCAATCATTAATTGTATCTACTCTATCATCAATCAGAATTGTATCAGGAGCGGCAAAGTCTGCTTTGTTTTTAGCAGCTTTAAATTTCATTGGTGTTCCTGGGATGTGTTTCTTTCTCCAAACAGCTTTTCCTATTCTAGATGAATCATCGTAAGAAGGAGCCGTGAGTAAGGTAGGTTTATACTTTTCTATATAAGACCATAATTTTTTACCTTCAGGCATCCAATCCATACCGGCCCAGTATCTTACCCCGGCATCATCTATGGCTTTCCAGAATGCAGTACGTCCGTATTCAGCCTCATACTCATCAGGAGGCATTTCAAAGAACTTAATAAACTGTTTTTCAAAGTCACATAGGACTCCATCCATATCACAGTAAATTTTATACTGTACCTGCTGTTCTATTAAATCAACTAATTTCATTAAAATTTAGGTAAAGATAAGGACGGTGCTCTTTTTCTCCAAAGATTTAGAATATCTTCTTTTTCTTCTTGGTTGATTGTATCATCATCTATTTTAAGATTTAGATAGTCATTGAGTGTTTTAGCAAACGGTTCCTTTTTCTTTCTGGCTTTCATAGCCATTCCTTGTAACATAGCATCTACTTCAGCAGGGAGTCTGTAATAATCTGATTTAGGTAAAAAATTAGCATCAATTAATGCTCTTAGTATTTCATCATCTTCGAGCTCTTTTTGTTTTATTGCAGTTTTACCAAAGTGGGTTAAATGTTCAATCTCATGTCTTACTATATCAACAAGGTCGTAGTAGATTTTAGGCCAGTATTTAGGAAGATCATTCATATCAACTTTCATGTTAATATCAAAAGTTGGTAGTTTTGAAGGATTAACACGTTGATTTTTATTTTTCTTTTTATGCGGGAATGGATCTACTCCTGTAGGTTCTTCTACTGCATAGATGCCTTCGTCTGTAACTTCTAAATTTGCATCGATATCAAATACTATCTCTCTCCCTGTTTTATCTATAAACGAATACTCATCATCAAAGTAATTTAAAACATCTTCTCCGCCTTCATAGTCTTCTTTCCAAGTTAGGAAAATGTCTCTTACAAGTTCACTAACTGCTACATGGTATCTTGATTTTGATTCTGTCATAACTTCTTCTAGATCTTTCATTAATTCTAAAGAATAGGCTTTTATACCCTTACGATCATCCTCGTTTAGAGAATTTTCCCAGGACCTAAAATACATATTCCCTCTTTCGTAAGCCTCTCTTTCAAGTTCTTTCAAACGATCATCTTCATTAACGTCTGTTGTGCGGGTGTGGTGTAATCTATTTTCACAGTCCTGACAGTAGTGAATCATCTCATGGGCAAATGATCTTAGGATATCCTTAGGATGTCTGCCGGTAACATATAAAGTTATAGACTTTTCATTAGGATCGTAAAAGGCGGTTCTCCCAAAGATGTTTTCAGCATTGTTAGGGTCATCTACAAAATGAACTTCGGGTGCATCATCAATAGCTAAACCGTTCTTAACCATATATTTTGTTAAGGATGCTATATAAGGCATCAAGGTTTCTTCTATTTGTTCGTTTACTGGTTTGTATGCAGATCCGTAAGGTGAAGATTTGCCTTTATGTTTAGCTTGAGCTTCTGGATCTATGTTTTCATTTAAGGTTTCTTCCTGAAGTCTTTCTTCGGCTACTTTATAATCTACTACTTTAAAGAAATCATCTATATAATCCCCTCTTTTGGATTTATGTTTAAGATAATAAGCATGTTCCCAAACGTCCATAGCAATTAAGATTGTTCCTTTAAAGTCCTTATCTAAGTATGGATTATCTTGGTTAGCGTAAGATTCTATAACTAACTTATTTCCTTTTTGAATTAAGAATACCCATCCAGAACCGAATTGTCTTAAACCTGCTTCTTTAAATTTTTCTTTAAATTCAGAAACAGAGTTAAAATTATCTTCTAGAAGTTTTTTAAACTTAGTAGAAGGTGCTTTGTAGTCAGGAGTCATATTTTCAAAATATAAAACATGATTATAAAATCCTCCACCGTTATTCCTAATTTTATTATTCTTAGGATACTTTCCTAAAATTTTCTGAATAGCTTGGATTTGGTTTTCAGCATCAACTCTAATGTTTTTCTCATCGAGTTCCTGGTTGAGTTTATCAGTATAACCTTTAAAATGTTTATCAAAATGTTCTTCCATTGTTGCCTTATCTACATAAGGCTGTAGAGAAACATATGAATATTTTAGTTTAGGTCTTTTAAATTTCACCCCTTCTTTTTGTTCGTTTAAAGTTTTAGATTCTCTTACATACATTTGAAGATAGTTTGAATTTTTCTTTAGATAGTCAACAACATCATCGTAGTTATCCTGCATATCATCAAATTCCAAGCCTGTGATTGGATTATATTCTTCTTCTTTGTTTTCTTCACCCTGTTCAAACCATTCTTGCTTTTCTAGCTGGTTTTTATAATTTTCAAAATAGTTAACAGCAGTTTCAATAACATCTTCGGGAACTTTTCCTATCCTCTTTAATATTACTTTTAACATCGGAGCTCCTAAAAGTCTATTATCTTCAGGCTCTCCGAAGTAATGATCTAGTTTAGCGTAAGAAATTATAAAATAATCAAGAGGTATATTTCCTTTAAAATTAAAATCTTGATCGGCTACTGTTCTGAAGTTTATATCTGTTGATTTTTCTCCGAAAACTTTAGTTAAAAATTGATATACTTTATCTCCGTCAATTTCTAAACCGGCTAATTGATTTGCATTTGCTGATTCGTTTTTAGAATGAAAGTTTATAAACCAGTTAGCCTGTCTTTTATCATGAGCGGTTGCATTTTTTCTATTTTTAAGCTTCCTAGCTTTTTCAATAGTGACATCACCGCCGTACAGTTTTGAGATTTTAGCTTTTAAAGTTCCCGGGGCACCGTCTTTGGTTCTTTTTCCTTTATAAGATTCGGCAACTTTTAATTTAGGAGAGGTTCTATTTGTTCTAAATTCCGGTTCGTTTTTATCCTTACGTTTATAAGCTGTAGTCAGGTATAAGTCTCTTAAACCGTCATAACCGTAACTACCCATTGCTGAAGAGATATCAACTAGCCTGGTAAGATGGGTAAAGACTCTGTTTGAATCTTTGGGCATATCTGCTACTTCATCTCCGTACTTATCATGGATTTTAGACATTAATTCAATAACGTCTTCTTCTTCTAAACCTCTTTCAAGAACCCTTTCTTTAAAATGCTTGGTAAAATTAATATCAATATCAAGATCATCAAACATTTCATCTAGTACTTTTTCTAGGGCATTAAAATTAACTTCTTCATTTAGTTGTTCATACCCTGGGAATAAAGCTACTACATAGTCTGAGTCTTGTTTAAATTCTACTCCCGGTACTTGCTTTTTAAGAAATGCTTTATATAAGGTATTTCTCTGGTTTGTAGAAATGGTTTCATCTCCTTTTTTAGAAGGTGAGTATGTAACCCCTTGAGCTTCTGTTTTATTTACATAGTGCTTTATAATATCAACAATAGTGGACATTACCCTAAATAATTCTCCTTTATTAGTAATTGTTTTAGAAGACATAGTCCCTCCTGTGTCAGGATCCACCATACCGGCGACAAATTCTACCTCTAATATAGGAATACCTTCGTAAACATCCCGTTCTAATTCAACATTGTATTCAAGACCGCTTTCTGTTTCAAAGCTTACTACAGTAGTTACATTATCGGTATATTCTTGTTCCCATTTGTAAGATTTGGTGCTTGCCTCGCCTACTTCATTTAGAGTTTTTGTTTCTCCGGTTAGGATATTCCAGACCTGGTCTCTTTCTCTATCTGAAAGTTCAACCGGAAGGTACCTATTGAAATCGATAAAGTCTTTATTAAGGACGGCTTTACGGGCATTAGTGCCTCTGATGGCATCTTCTCCTTTTACTTGAACGACTTCTAAATTATCAAATTTCTTTTTAAGGTTATCAAACCTTTTAACGTCTTTTAAATCTTCTTCCGACCGTACACCTACCACAAGTACAAAATACTTGTCTGGATTGTCTCCTATCAGAGAGAAGAGTTCTTTAATCGGTGATACATCATCTGATATTCTGATATCTATATCTCCGGTTAAGTGATTTTCGTATATGTTCCAAATATCTAAAGCGTCTTCCTTAGTGATTCCATCTCTTTCTTTATGTCCTATTAAGACTAAGGTCTTATCTACTTCAGGTTTTTTAGAGACTTGATCTACTAAATAATAATGACCTAATGTTGGTGGTTTATATCCACCGGGTACTACGGCGATTACTTCTTTTCCTTCGGCTTGATCTTCGGTTAAGAATGGTTTTACTAAAGATTCTACTAATTGGTTCATGAATTAATAAACGATTTAACTTTTTGATTGATTGTATCTTCGGTTGCAACCATTCCCTTAACTTTTTCTGAGATTGTAAGGAATTCTTTTTCTAATTTATCGATTTGAGCATCTAAAAGTTCTTTAGTTTTTGCTCTAGTTTTTTCTCTTTTTTCTAATTCTTCCGGAGATAAATCAGCATCATCCGTTTTTCTAAACGTAGAAGCAAACTTTTCCGGGTTAGACTGAGTTAATTCTTCTAAATACTCTTTTAATTTACCGGCTTTAACAGCTGCTTCAAAGTCTTTAATTTCTTTTTCATACTGTGAATCAGGAGCTCGGTAGAGTATGAAATTATCTCCAAGTTTAGATTTGTATCGATCAATATTACCATAAACGTTATTCCAGGTTGATAAGACTCCTATTTTAGGAACCTTTCTTTCTCTTTCAAAGTTTCTTAAAAAAGATACTATCGGATGAGCGTAAACCATAATCATTAAATGATCATAGTCTCCGGTATTCAAAATACCAGGTACTTCTTTTCTTCTATAAGTTCCTCCTAGCATCTTGGCCGCATTAGAGGCTGTAGTATCCCATACAAAGTTCTTACCGGCCTGAATAGCTGCAGGAACGTCTTTATCGTCTACTTGATTAGAAGCTCTGGTAAGATTATTGAACATCGGAGAGTCTTTATCTTCGACGTACTTATCTGGGTTAATTATTTCAAAATTGGATAAGCTAGGTTTGAGTTTATTTAAGAGGGTTGACTTACCTGCCCCGGCTCCACCGGACATGATTACCATCTTAGGTTTGTTTTTGTCTTCTAAAATTAAATCTACTAACTTAACCATATTTTATAAATATTACTTTGACGGGGTTACACTTAAAGGTAACGTCTCTGTTACCGGTTTTAATTCCGGATGCATATATTTGAAGATCTCATATAAGTGACTAAATAAAGTCTTATTATCTTCTAAGGTGCCATCCATCTCTTTTATTTCCCAACCTTTACCCTGCATTTTACCATCTTTAGGTCCTCGCTTGGATGATTTTAACCATAAGATTCCTGCACGTTCAATCGGGGTATCGTAAATCTCATTCCAGGACTGGGCATAACATGCCAGCTGTAAATCATAAGTCTTATATAAAGCGTTAGATGTCTTAAAGTCTAATAACCAGATCTCTCCGTCTATCTCACAGATAAGATCGGCCGTACCTGCAACCTTAAGTTCATCTGAGAATAAATGAGTCTCTGTCTTAATTAAAGTAGGTTGGTAGGTTTCCCAGAAGTCAACAAATTTTAAAATCATCTTCCAGACTTCCTGAGAGTATTTAGCATTACCCCAGTCATCAAGCCACTTAACTTCCTTACCGTTAATATAATCCTCGATTGCATTATGAACTTGAGTTCCTTCCTTACCTGCTCTTCTGATGATGTAATCGGCATTGGTTCCAACTTCTTTCATCCAGCGTTCAAAAAACTTATCTTTTGGAAAATAAGATAG